CGGGCGCGCGCGTTCAGCTCCTGCTTCCACAGCGGGGACAGGCGGCCGCGTGACGCCTTATTGATGTCCAGCCGGACGTCGCGCTGCGCCCGTCGCAGCGACAGGATCGTTGCCTGCAGCTCGGGCGAGCGGCGAACGTCGAGCATGGCCGGCGGCTTACGGCGTGACGGCCGGCGTGTAGACGCCGGGCAGCGTGACGTTGACCTCGGGGATCGTGGTGCCGCGCGCCATAGTGAGCGGCAGCCGCTGCAGCGTGATGTCGACGGACTCCGAGAACGTGCCGCCGTGGTGCGGGCTGACGATCAGCGTGGCCTGCTCGCCGGCGCGGTCGCGCATGATGCGCCACAGCGACTCGGGGTTCTCGGTGTCCTGGGCGATCGACATGGCGACGTCGCAGCCGGCATCGTCGGTGACGCTGTTGCCGTCCCCGCCTTCCCAGCTCGAGATCTTGGGTGTGATGTCGATCTTGGACGTGTGGCCCTGGTACTCGTCCTCTCCGATCAGCAGCTTCCAGCGCTTGGTCGAGCGGGCGGTGTTGGCGACGATGGTCATGGTTACTCCTCGGTGTCGGGTTCGGCTGCCGGCGCGATCGTGCCGGCGGCGCGGATGGTGAACTGGTAGGCGGGCTTCTGGGGGTCGTAGGACGTGCGCTCGGCGCTGCCGTCCCAGTTGTCGTCGGGCAGCTGCTGCAGGATGGTGATGAGCTGCAGGGCTGCGTCCTCGAGCAGATCCTCGACATCGGCGAGGGGATCGCCGCGCGTGGCATCCACGGCGACCCAGACGGCGAGATCGCTGACGACGGGGATGCCGTCGTCGTCCGGCGAGAACGTGCCGGCCGCGATCGTGCGCTGTTCGATGACGACGGCGACGGGCTTGGCTGCGTCCTCGAGCGGGCCGAGCTTGACGGGGTAGGGGTAGATCTCCCAGGTGGTCGGGGCTGCCGGCCGGATGAGGTCGTGGAGGTCGCTGCGTGCGCTCATCGTCAGCCGATCAGCGAACGGACGCGGCCGTGGTCGTGGGGGTCGTCGTCGCTGTCCTCGCCGGGGAGGACGAGCAGCGCCATGATCTTGCGGTCGAACGGGTAGACGCGGACGCTGTTGCCCTCGCCGCCCATCTCGTCGTTGACGGCGGCCTGGCTCGCCTGCTTGTTCGCGAGCGCCTGTAGGACGACACCCTGGGCGAATGACTCGGTCGGCGGCGCAGCGGTCGTGAGGGCGAGTCCCTTGATGCGCAGGCACTGCTCCTGCGCGGCCGCGAGTCCGCGCACGCTGACGGTGATGTTCAGCTCGCTTTTCGCGTCGCCGGCGCTGTACCAAGTGGGCGCTTCTGCCATGTTCCTAGTCCTTCGGTGGGTGGTGCCGGGCGACGGGGGGTGTGTCGCCCGGCACCGGGGGTTACGCCTGGGGTGGCGTGGGGTTCGGCACGGCGGCCGGCTTCTTGGGGAGCTGGGCCTGGTAGCCCTTCTTGCGGGCGGTCAGCTCCTTGATCGCGGCCTGGTGCCGCTTGATCTCGGTGTCGATCTGCGAGATCTTCACCTGGACGTATGAGGCGTTGGTGTCAGCCATGGCTGTCTCTCCTTACTCGGCGGGTGCCGGGATCACGGTGGTCTTGAGGACGGCGCGCGCGTCGTTGACGAGGGTGCCGCCGTAGGCGAAGAACCCGATGTCGATCGCGCCGTGCGCGATGTCCTGCGCCTCGAGCTTGATCTGCGGCGACTCGTAGACCGTGACCGCTCGGCGGTCGTAGGTCTCGAAGGTGCCGGCCGGCAGCTGGAAGTCCACGTCAGCGTCGAAGATGCCGGCGAGCGAGGTGTTGCCGTCGAGCTTCACGAAGCCGCTCGAGTTGGCGATCCACGCCGGCAGGTCGGCGATCTTGAGCTGCGCCCACTCGGTGAACAGATCCTCGGCCATCCACATCTTGGACGGCGTCGCACCCAGTCGCTTGAGCTGCAGGAAGGACTTGACGAATGCCTCGACCAGCGACTGCGCGCCGCCAGTCAGCTGCGTTGCGGCGGCGAGCAGATCGGTCGCCACGGCCTCGTCCGACTTGGCGTCGTAGCCCTGGCCGAGCAGATTGAACAGCGAGGCGATGAGGTCGGCGCTGCCCAGGTCGCGGTGGATGCGGTCGATCTTGTTGCCGAATGCCCAGCGTCCGGGCACCTCCGACACGGGCACCGTTTCCCAGGTGCCGGTCGGGATCTCGGCCAGCTCGCCCTCGTAGGGCTGCGGGGCCGGCGTCGGCTGCTTCCACTTCCAGCCCTCGATGCGCGTGGCCGTGAGCGGCTTGGTGCCGCCGAGGCTGTCGATGTGCGGGCGACCCTCGGGGCGCGCCGTCCAGACCTCGCCGATACGGTCGGGCGCAGTGAATCCGCCGCCGACGTCGTTGGACTCGAGCACGGGCGCGAGCGCGTTGTTCACGCCGGCGACCCACTCGGCGGTCGATGCGCCGGCGTGGATGAGCGCGGCCGCGTCACGGGCGACGTTCATGAGCGACTGCGGGCGCTCGGTGATCCGGGCGACCGGCGCGGGCGCGCTGCCCTGAGGGCCGGCGGCGTACTCGACGGGCACGGCGACGCCGGGTGCGCCGGCGGCCGGGGCGAGCGCGGCAGCCGGGGCCGGCTCTGCAGTCACGATGTTCAGCGCCGCGAGGGCTGCGTCGTGCTGCTCCTGGGTGATCTGTCCGGCTGCGAGTGCGGCCGCCAGCTGTTCACGGTTCATGCGGGGTTCCTTTCGAGGTGCTGCCAGGGCGGCAACGGGGACGGGTGCCGGGGCCGCGGCGCGGCCGGCGTGGGCGTACATGGACAGGTCGAAGTGGGCGGCAGCCTCGGCGGGCGCGGCCTCGGCCGGGGCGCTGGCAAGCCGGTCAGCGAGGCCGGCGGCTACGGCCTCGTCGGCGCTGTACCACGTCTCGGCCTTCATGAGTGCGCGCCAGGCAGCAGCGTCGCCGCCGGCGCGCTCGGCGTACATGGCGGCGATGTTGTTGCTAAGCCGGTCGAGATCGTCGGCGACGAGGCGGATGTCGTCGGCGTTGCCGATCGCGATGTTCCAGGCGTCGTGGATCATGATCTCCGCGTGGTCGCCCATGATGATCTCGTCGCCAGCGCAGGCGATGAAGCTGGCGGCCGATGCGGCGAGGCCGTCCACCTGGACGACGACGTGCGCGCTCGTCTCGCGCAGCACGTTGCGGATCGCGATGCCCTCGTAGACGTCGCCGCCGGGGCTGTTGATGTAGACGTTCAGGGTGGCGACGTCGAGGTCGCGCACCTCGCGGACGACGTCGGCAGCGCGGATGCCGTCCCAATACGAGCCGATCGGGCCGTAGAGGTGCAGCGAGGCGACGCCGCCGGCGGCCTCGAGGTTCCATGCCGGCGTCGCGGCTGCGGCGGCTGCGGCGAACTGGACGCGGGTGAGTGCGGCGAGTGCGGTGTCGTGCTGCGCCTGGGTGATGGTGCCGGACGCGAGTGCGGCCGCCAGCTGTGCGCGGTTCATGCGGTGATCTCCTCGGTGGGGGTTGAGCGCAGCGGCTGCCCTTCCTGGGCGTCGATCCACTCTTGGTCGATGAACTTGCCGTCAAGGCCGAGCTTGTAAGTCTCGAAACGGGTCTTGAGGTCGGGGCGCGTGAGCACTTCGGTGTCGAAGTCGGTGCGCCAGCCGAGGGGCGTGCAGTCGGGCATGGACAGCCGGCCGGCGATCGTGGTGGTGTACGTCGCGAGGTAGAGGTCGATCAGCTCCCAGGCGCGCGACTGACGGTTCTGGTAGTTGAGGCTGGATCCCTCGAGGGCGACGTCAGCCGCCCAGGCGGGGATCCCGATCTGGCGGGCGAGCTTGAGATCCATCCGCGACTGCGCCGTGCTGAGCAGCTGCGAGTCCTGAATGCCGAGGGTCTTCACCTCGATCGACTTGTCGGTGTAGCCGGCTCCGTACTTGGCACGAGCGTTGCGCCAGGACGTCAGCAGCTCGCGGATCTGGTAGTCCTCGAGCGGCTTGTCGCCGACGTTGTGCAGGTCGATGGAGGGTACCGGGTTCTCCTCGGCAAGCGAGGCAGCACGGTCAAGGACGACGGCGCGGCGCAGAGTGCGCAGACCGTCGTGCAGCAGTCCGCCATCCGGGGCGTCGAACTGGATGACTCCCCAGCCCTTGGCGACGATGTCCTCGCCCCAGGCCTTGACGAGCTTGCCGTTGTCGTCGAACTCGGCGTCGGCGCGGTCGAGCAGCTTGACGCCGCCGCGTGCCGGCCAGCCGTAGGCGTCGCGGCGCTGGACGATCCACCAAGTGCGCGGGTAGTAGTACAGCGCATCGGCCGTCCAGATGAGTGTCTGCGACAGGTCGCGGTCGGCCTCGGGCTGCTGCAGGTAAGGCAGCTGCTGCAGGGTGAGCTTGCCGGCCTTCTTGGTGACGAGCGACATGCGGCCGATGTTGGTGCACAGCACGCGCCGGCCCTTGGCGACGACGTCGAGCTGTTCGGCCGTGCGGCGGGTGATCTGGATCTCGGATGCGTCCGCCATGCCGAAAAGGTTCTGCAGGTCGACCGGCACGAGGTGGCTGCTGTCGGCCCACTCCTCGGGGGACTTGATGCCGAGGTCGAGCGGCTCATTGAGCCAGCGCCATGCGCGGGTCAGGAAGTTCGGCTTGTCGTTGTCCACGTCATGAAAGATCCCGGCGACTCCGGACAGCTGGACGCATTGCGCCGGCGTGTCTCAGATTCAGGCACGCGCCCGAATCTTGGATAGCGCGTCACGCGCCTGCTCGCTCTCGGGGTGGGCGCGCTCCTCGTGGCCGGCACCGATGCGCCAGCCTTCCGCGCGGCTGCTGGCGAGTTCGGCAAACGACGGGCACCGATCGCACAGGACGACGGTGCTGACGGGGGTGGAATCCAGAGAGATCATGACGTGTCCTAGTAGCTGGTAACCGGCGACCAGCTGGGCGCGGTTCGGTGGTCGTAGAACCACAGCGCGACGGCTGAGGCGATGGGGGCGGCGACGGGGCCGGTCGAGTCGGCACGGGAGAACTTGGACAGCTCGCCGCTGCGCTTCATGACGAGGTGCGCGACGCCGTTGGCGAGGGTGCGCGAGCCGTCATGCACGAGGGTCTTTTCATCACGGGCGGCGGTGATCCACGTCTCGTCGGCAACGCCGCGATCCTTCATGCCGAGGATCTTCACGGCGTCGTCACCGAGGCGCAGCCGCAGCCGGTCGTTGAGCCGGCGCGTCGGGCCGCCGTCGTCCGCGCCGAACGCGGCCGGCCCGTAGCCGTGGATCTCGACCAGCAGATCTTCCATCCACTGCGTACCGGGCGCGGCATGTACGACTCGGGTGTAGGCCGTGCCGGCGTCGTCGCGCCAGCTCGCGACGATCGCGCCCATCTGGTTGTCGTGCGCGACTTCCCAGGCGATCGCGACGTCTGACCAGCTCGCGCCGATCGTGTCGTCGGCGAGGTCGTCCCAGTCCGGCACGAGCAGTTCGCGCGACTCGGTCCAGCGGTTGCAGTAGGCGCGCAGCCAGGTCGAGTGGTCGACGCGCTCGTCGGGGTCGGTGGCGGGGTCGACGAGCCGGAACAGGTCGTCAACGTCCTGGGTGTATCCGACTGCAGGGTGGAACGCGGCGAACGCCTTGCGATCGTAGGGGTCAGCGTCATCGGGCAGCGAGGCCTCGAAGTAGGCGAATCGCGGGTGTGATCCCGGCTCGGTGACCGAGCGCCGGCCGATCTGAACCTGGCGCTTCATGAACGTCGACTCGGCCGTGCCGGCGGTCGACAGGTACCACAGCTGCCGCTTGCCGACGAGGGTGCGCTGCGCCGGCTCAATGCCGTCCGTGATGAGGTCCTTGCCGAGCACGTCGTCGATCGTCCAGATCTCGTCGATGCCGACGAGCACGGGGGTCTTGCCGTGTACCTTGGCGGCCTTCGGTGGGATCGCCCAGATCTCGGAGCGGTTGGGTAGTTCGATGCCAGTGGACGCGGCGCTGCGCTTGCCGTCGATCCAGCGGGCGAGCGGGCTGGACTCGGCGCGCGAGATCAGGTTCTTCATGTGAACGCGCGCGTCGTCGCCGGTCTGGGCTGTGAAGTAGATCTTGCAGCCGGGGATCTCGACGCCTCGGTGGATCTGCACGGGGCCGAACAGCGTCGTCTTGCCGGACTGGCGCGGCACGGTCACGAACACTTTCTCGTAGACGTAGTTGCCGCGCTCGTCGAGTTCGGTGGCGACGTCCCAGACGTGCTGCTGCCAGGGCATGGGTTCCCAGCCGAGGGCGCGCGCCAGCTCGGCGATCTTCCCGCCTCGGGTGCGCCGCGAGGGGTTGCGCGGCGTCGCGTAGGTGAACCCGGCCCAGGTCACTCTGCAGTCATCCTCGCGGCGAACTCGGCATAGTCTGCGTCGCCCTTCTTGCCGGCGGCGTCGAGCAGCGTTTTCATCTGCTCGTGGGCTTCCTTGAGCGCGTCGTTTCGTGAGTACGCCTTGACGGTCGGCGCGTCGGCGATGCGGGCGAGCGACAGGATGCTGGCGCAGATGCCGGCATGCTCGTCGCCGATCGCGCCGTCCGCTCGCAGCCGCAGGATCGCTTTCTCGTAGGCGGCGTAGACGGCGGCCTCGTAGGTCGGCGGCTCGAGGCCGGGGAGGAAGGCGGACAGATCCGCGGCGTTTTCTGACATCTGCTGCTCTTTCGTTTCGATCGTGCTTTTTCTGGGGTGACCGGTGAGAAAATGGACGCGGCTGTGCGTGGGTGTCCAGATCCGATCAGCTAAAAAACTGCATGCCGCTCTCGACGGGGATACCCACAGGTCGCAGCGGCTTGCGACCTCGCGAGTAGTTGCACTTGTCATGCGATGGGCCGAGGTTGTCGATGTCGTAGACCGCGCCGCCGTCAGCCCTCGGGATGATGTGGTCAGCGGTCGTCGCGCCCGGCCGGCCGCAGTTGATGCACAGGTCGCCGTAGGTGGCGAGGGTCAGCTGGACGTAGGCCTGCGCCTTGCGTCCTCCCCAGCGCTCGGTCTTGGCATCGGGGTCGGCGTATGCGCCGGGGCCGTGCGGCAGGTTCATCGTCATGGTCGTCGCCTCGCTGCTCGGTACTCGACGACGGCGAGCAGCAGCCATGCGCCGATGATGAGCGGGGCCGCGAGCGGGCCGAGTGTGTCGATCACGGCGCTGCCCTCACGATGGGCTGCTCGCCGCAGTTGATGCATCGATGGGACTTGCTGCCGAGGACGTGGATGAGCGGCTGCGTCCACGCTGCAGGGCAGCGCTCGGTGCGCCAGTTGACAGGCACGAAGTTATCCACACTCCCGCGCTGCTGCTGCTGTGGTTGCGCTGGGTCTTTAGATGTTCTTACTTTGGTGTTCTTATAGGTCGACGGCTTACCGGCGACGGCAACCCGTCCGCCGGTGGACTTATCCACAGCCCCAGATGACGGGTTCCCGTCGATGGTGGAGCGTGAGTTATCCACAGCCTGCAGGGCACCGATCGGCAGCTGCGGCGAGCCGACGACGGGCAGCTGGAATGGATCCTGCAGGTGGAACACGTAGCCGGCCAGGCGGCCGCCCTCGGCGCGACGCTGCTGCCGGTGGAGGTAGCCGGCCTTCTCGAGTTCCTTGACGGCTGAGCGCACGGCCTCGCGGCCTTCCTTCCAGCTCGAGGCCTCGATCGTCGCCATGGTGACCTCATAGCCGGCGTCGTGCGTCATGAGCCACACGAGGATCCCGCGAGCGACCCAGCTGAGCGCTTTGTCGCGGGCGTAGACGTTCGGCACCTGTGTGAAGTCGCGTTCCCAGGCCAGGCGTTCGCGCTTGAGCGATCCGTCACTCATTGCCGGCGCGCTCCGCGTTGTTGAGGGTGAGCGCCAGCACGCCGAGGATGCGCACGAGGACGCGGTCGCGCGCCTGCTCGGGGATCTCGGCGATGCGCTGCTCGAGCTGCGCCACGAGCGCGTCATACTTGCGCTTGCTCCCCCCGATGCGGTCTTGCTCGAGGATGAGGCGAGCGAGCTTTACGAGCGCGTCAACCTCGTGCTGGATCTCTGCGAGGATCATCGACTCCCATGAGCCGCCGGCGTTGGACATCTGTACTCCCGATCATGTGTGCGCCAGATAGGCGCATGTCCAAGATTCGGGCACACGAGCGATACGGGTGTATTGAGGTCGGCGTGTCCAAGATTCGGGCACGCTACACTGATCCGCATGAGCATGACTGTTACGTGGACACTCGGTGAGATCCTTGCGAAGCTGCGCAAGGATGCCGGCATGGATCAGCTGACGATGGCTAAGCGCGTCGGGATCGCGCGCAACACGCTGTCGAACTACGAGACAGACAAGAACAGCCCACCGTTCGACGTAGTCGTCCGGTGGGCTGCTGTTACGGGTGCCAGCCTCGACTGGCTGGCTTCAATGTGCACCCCCTCGGACTTGAACCGAGAACCCACTGATT